ATGATTACACCGGATTGGATACTAATAGCTGTATGCACACTAATGGGTACTGCTGCTTGGCAAAAACCAAAGTTTTACAAAGATGAATTAGCCAAGATATTACCATTTGTTTTCGGCTTTTTGATTCTAGTACTCGGGATTTGGAGCGCAGCTATAGGAAATGCAGTTTCTACAATTCCGATTGATTTAGATCCTAAAATAGCAGCAGTAGTGAGGGACGGAATTCTAAGAGTCCAAGCCCCTGCATTGTGGACTTTCTACTTACTTATCGCGATAGCCGTTGAATTCATTTGTACTTGGATAGCTAAAAGGCTAATTAGCGCTGAATCTAAGAAGTGGTCATAGGCTGTTATCTTCTTGTATAGTTTTTCAGTTTATATTTATTTACTCCATTAACTTACAGTCCGCGTCTGTTCTGGCCGAGTGGTATTAATTCTGAATACCATAAAAGTACGTAAAACGATCCGCCGAATCCACGTAATTCACACAATCCCCTTTAGATTCAATGCATTAATGTTTTTACGCGATCCACTCCGAGATCCAAAAACTGAAATTCACTGAAATTCTTTTCAATCTTTTCAGTTGGCAAAACACCGTAAAGCCCCAGCCACGGCGCGGGCTGGCGGGTTGTTTTGTAGGAATTTAAAACTGAAAAAACTTTATAACGCAAAGTGTGCAGGCGGGTGCGGTGTAGTGCCGTTTCCGTCATGATTACGTTTCTTTCGTGGCAGGTTCCGCTACGTGTGCTGGGCGTGGCTGGCGTGATCCATTTCGGGCATTGCGGTGTGGTGCTGGGTTTATTGCGTGGCGTGTTGGGCTGCTGGCGGTGCTTTTGGACAGGCGTAAAAAAGCCCGCATTTCGCAGGCTCAATATTAGTACGCAAAATCAGCTACAAAGTTAATAGCACACCTGTCGCTGCAGATAAGATACCGGCAACAGTATTGTTGTTAAGCAACTTTTGCCACAGCGCTTGCGCGTCAGGGTCTTTACTCGCAGCGATTGCATCAGCAAGCTGTTCAATAGTAATTGTTTGATAAATAGTATTATTGTTCCCCGCTTGAAGATTACCAGCATTTACAGCGGCATTAAAATTAATCGTTTGAGATGCAGCATGTTTTTTCTCTGGCACGTCTAATGCTTCCACGGAGAGCGTGGCTAAATAAGGCTTACCACCAACCCCCAAAGAATCTTGAACCTCCCAATCAATCACTTTAAATAAACGCTCTTTGTTACCAACCTTCTGCGTAATTACATTGTTAATATCGAATGGACAATCTTTTGAAGCAATCAGAATTATAATCTCATTTTTTTTCGCAACTCTTTGCCCGCGATAAGACTCACCATCAAATTCAAAATGATCTGGGAAGAAAAAATCTATGTCCATTCTGTAACCCTCGGTTTTTTAATAGTTAAGAAAACTAAACATTTGCCACTAGCCAGATTACGGGCAATAAATGAGCGCATCAATAAGAATAATAAGGTGAGCCTGATTGTGTGACAGCGATCGATTAACCAATCACAGGGGCGTATTTACTGCGTAATCCGTCTGACTTGGCCCCGGTGGCGGTGATGCTGGCTGCATTTAGCGGGCCATCAGTATTGGTATGGGTATGTGCGGCGGTCAGTGCTGCCAGCTCTTTCACCACATCCAGCGTATCCAGCATCAGGGCCATCACGTTAATCTGCTGGCTACCAATCCACACCACCGGCGCTATTACATCCTGCCGGGCAGCGGCGATGCTGCTGCGGATATTACCAATCTTCTCTATCAAATCCTGCCCCACATCAGTGGTTAAGGTTTTGCCCACTTTGGCCATGTAACTGGCTTGAGTGGCCAGACTGTAATCCCCCTCGCTAATCTGCTGGACAGCACCGGCCAGTAAAGTGGCCGTCCCCAGTACCGTGGTTTTGTCCGTGGCCTGAACGGTGGTTTCACGGGCTACCAGTGTGCGGGTTTCATCGTCAGCCGTAATCACCCGGCTCATGGATTCTTCACGAATAACCTGATCGGTTTTACGCTCCCAGTCCCCCGCCACCGTCACCCGCTGCGATACCCCATCACGCTGTTGCTGTAGTTGCTCACCCGGCTGCACCGTGGGTAGGTTATTGCCCTGTGATAAGGTTTGACGCACAAACGGCTTATCCGGCCTGCCGCCAGTAAAGCCCACTTCCACCAAGGTACCTGCCGGGGGGAACTGGAACATGCCCGACTCGGCCCCGGCCATTGGCAGAGGTAACGGCACCGCAGGATAAACCGGCGTATCTGCCGCGGCCTTGCCATCATCATCCAGCAATTGCAGATTAACGGCATAACGGGGCCGGAACGGGTCAGCCATATCACCGCTGGTCACCGCCTCGCTTGGCCCCTCAACACGGGCCATTTTCGGCAGATGTAACCCGGCTGATAACTCCGGGTAAGCATTATCAATCTGGCGCTGCATCGGGGTTTTCTGCAACGGTTTGCCGGTGATTTTATTGCGCGGCGTCCATGTCAGTACCAAATCATCATTATTCAGCCGAACGGTGGTTAAGCGCTGGCCATTCAATTCCACTCCGGGGCGCACCGATTGGATCATTGGCACCGTCATGGTATTGCCTGCCGCTGCTGCGGTGCTGAATTCAGGCGGGATAGCCACCGGCTTACCGGCAAACAATGAATGTTGCCAACTGCCCACATAGACCGCGCCGTCTGGCAACTGGTACCAGACATAATCCGTAATGCCAAAGGCGCTGCCGATATTGGCCAACAACTGATAACCGCTGCCGCTATGGGTAAAATGCGGTATTGGCTTGTCGTTATAGTCAGCACTGGCGGCAAGTTGAAAGGTTAACCCGCTGTTGTCAGTCAGCCAGTCGGCCAACTGGCGCAGGGTCGGGTGTTGCATTGATACCGGCCACATGCGCTCAAAAACACCGGTTAACTCCCGCACAAATAGCCGCTGTGCGCCGTTCTCTGCCGGTTGCGAACGTTCCACATAACCGGTAAACCAGCGCAGCACCAACTCAGGGTAACCGGCATCCAGCCGTACCAGTTTGCCGGTGTAATCGGTGGTGGTTTCAGCGGTGATAAAGCCGCGCCCGCAGGCGTTAAGTTCCAGCACCAGATTGGCATCAATCAGCGGCACCGTGTCCCCGGACAACATCAACCTGCGAATGGGTTTCATGAGGTTGGCCCCAGTGCATCATTGACCGGCTTCAACACCTTGCGCTCAAACCAGCTTAACTGCTCGGCATCCTCGCCCGCATCACCGCCACCGGCCCCGCCTGCTGTCTGTTTTTGCGCGGCGGTTTTGCCACCGGCGCGGGCCTCGCGTTTTTCTGACACACTCAAAAACTCTTTCAAGGTGAAAGTCACCAGCCACGCCATTTTGCCATCCTGTTTTGGCGCATCAATAGCCCCGGTAAAGGTGGCCAGCCGGAAATTAATCGCCTGCGCCACCTGATTGGCCACCCGGTATTTTTTCAGTGCGCCGCCAGCGTCTTTGGTTTCGGCCAGTGCAAAAATGCGGGTTAATACCTCCGGGGTACTGAACGACACCAGCCCGGATACGCGCAGCTCTTTGGCCTTAATGCCCTGCTCTGCCGTGGCGGTGCTCGACGTCTGGCCGGACTGGTCTTTTTCCTGAAATTGCATGGTAGGGGTTACGGTCAACCCCTTTAACGGGATGGCTTCACCGTCCAGTGCCAGCATGACTATCTGTGTCATTGATCATCGCCTCCAGCGTGGTTAAATCCTCTCCGACAAACAGCGTGGCCAGAGTAAAAACCGCATCCTGCTGCGGGACATTTTTTTTCATTTCGCTGGCAATGGTGGCCGCGCTACCTCTAGCGGTAAATACCCACGCCTGCGCACTGCCTGCCAGTAAGCCATTTAACGCACTTTCCATGCTGGCCAGTGCCGCCGCTTTGGCATTGGCAAAACCGGATAATGCCGACGCCAACCCCGCCAGATTGGCCCCCGTCCCGGCAGCATCTTTGGCCTGTGCGATACGTTGGGCATTGATGGCCATGCGGCTGGTTGCACTAGATAACGGTTGTGGCCGGGGTAACCCGTTTCCTGCGTTGGCCGGTAACTGCATTTTGGTAGTGGCCAGTGTTGCCGCAGTGCTGGCCATGCGGGCCACTTGCGAGAACACCGGCAACGGCAGCACCGCAGAGAATTGCGTGAGCGCCTGCATATAGGCGGGGTGGGCAGTGGCACAGACCATAAACACCACCACCGACTGCTGGCCACCACTGCCTGCCAGTTTCCCCGCCAGATAATCCACCGCGTTCTGCGGACTCAGATAACTGCCCGATTCCTCGCTACGGCCCACGCCGTATACCCACGGATGTACCGGCAGCATGGCGCAATTGACTGCGGCCATATTGCTGGGAATAGATAAGGTTGCTTTACGCCACATCATGCAACTCCGGCCAGACTGGCACCCGATAACCCTGATTCACCGCTTCAATCAAAAGCCACTGCGGCAGCTCTGGCAACTCGATTAATGGCCAGTTGGCCAGTGTTGGCCATGAGCGATAAGCGGCACGGGTGGCGATTAACTCGCTACGTTGCGCCTCGGTCAGTGGCTTATCATCAATGGAATAATCAATGATGGTCAGAGCATCAGTGGCGGCAATGAAAGCATCACGATAGCGCCGGGCGGTTGCTGCGATATCATTATCGGTGATGACTGGCGCAGGAATATCAACCCATTCAGGCATTCCCTTTTTATTTGCGCCGCGCTTTTTCCCGATTGGCTGCATATCAGAGAATTGAGCATAGACATCATCATCAATCTCCACTAAATCAGCCGGTAATGTTCCAGCATCTGCATAAACATCTAACAACTCGGCGGGGTAAAAGCTCAGTGTTGTGGCTGAGAAATAATACATTATGGCTCCTCCCTCTCAGTAACCAATCGCAATAAATAACGGGTAAACATTTGTGCCAGCCCTAGCCCCTGCGGGGCGCTGTAGCATGGTAACCACATAGGTGTTATTCCAACTGGCAGTTTGATAAAAAACATCGTTATCAAAGTTTTGGTCGGGAGACTTGGTTGAGACATGAGCCATCAAACAAGCATTAGGAAAAGCCATAGGAAAGTAAGTGATAATGTTCTGTGTTTCATGGGTCACGCCACCACCGGTACACCACTGGGTAATTAACCCGGTTGATGCATCCCGGAACCAACCGTTCCAATCTTTTAAGGCGGTATTTCGCATATTGCCAATATAGGTAGATAAGTAACCACCCCATACACTGCCGTAAACATTGCCGTCAGCGGCGAGCCATGCCGCCGTATTGCCTGCATAAACCGCCCCTATAGATGAAATGCCACCTCCTGTTACAGTGCCTGCCGTAGTCAGGCTACCGGGTAAACTAATCGCGGTGTTGGTGGACTGCACTGCATTTACTATGCGGATATCATTACCCGCTGCGACAGTACCGGCTGTGGTGCCTACCTCTAACGAGGCCGCGCCCTTAATCCCCAAGTTTTGCCGGAATAATGGCACATTGGGAATATCCGCGCCGTTCCGCTCTTTGGCTAACCGGGCGTTGGCATTGTCCATCGCTATTTTGACGGCTTTCGGGGTCGCAGCCAGCGTTTCGCTACTGCTATCCGTGGCACTGTCTAACTGGACAAAACCTTTATATAACAGAGTGCCGTCTGGGTGATTACGGGATTTTTCATGCTGCGCTAAGGCGTCGCTGGTTTCTTGTTCGGTCAGCGAACCTTGCGGGCGCAGGTCGGTAATATTGCCCGCTGCATCAATGCTGGCCACTGCAAACACCCGGTGCATAAACCCGGCATTGTCCTGATAATCTGCCAGCGTTGCCGCCACGGTCACCGTGACCACGCTTTCCCACTGACTGACCACATTGCCCTGTAAACTCACGTCTGCCCACACTTTCACCGGCTTGGCCGACACCGTAATATTCTTATTAGCCGCCAGCACGGCACGTAACCCGCCCACATAAGCGCTGCCTGCCGTCACGTAATATTGCTGGCCGGTCTTGGCCACCAAAAAACCATCAGCGAAAAATGCGCCGGGGCCGTAGTGGTCAAGGTTAATCAGGCGCTGCATTTCATCAATACCGGTCAGACGGGCGGTAAAATCAATCTGCCACGTTTCTGCCGGGACGGTGATCCCCGTTTCACTGGCGGCACCGTCATATTCCATCAGGAAACTGCGGGTTAACGCGTTACCCTGCTGGCCATTGGCGTTGGCAATCTTGCGCTGGGTCGGGGCATGAACAATCATGGCCACCGTGCTGCTGGCCTTATTCACCAGACCAATCCAGTTAAAATCAAAATCACCGATTTCGGTACCCAACGTGATGGAGTACACCACCGCATTCTGATTAACCACACCGGTTTTATTAACGGCCTGACGGTGAACAATCTGCCCGGCAGGCGGTAAACCCTCGCTGCGGTCAATCGGGGCATTCGGATCCAGTCCCGGCACCAAAGCCAATACAAATTCATCCACCACCACGGTGTTACCGCCTGCGGCTTCCTGCGCTTTCCACTGCTCAAAAGCAGTGGTGATAATTGATTGAGACATCATTTCTTCCCTGTTAATGAGGCGCTAAAGGTGGTGGCTACTGCGGTGTTACCGTTGGCCACGTCACTGCGGGCGCAATAAGTCACATACTCATGGCCCACCCAACCGGCGCGAATACGCAGCCCGGAATAGGTGATCACTTCAAAACGATAACGGCGGCAGGTTTTGCCGTACTGGCGAATAATCTGCATCAGCAAATCGCTGTTACTGGCTATCTGGCTGTCACTGACGCGTACCAGAATCACATCCCAATCAATGTCTGGCTGGCGCTCCAGCAATTCCACATACCCAATGCCAAGGCGTTCAAAGATGGCGATAAATCCCGCCACTGAACCGGCATCAGCGGCGTTAATAAAGGCGTATTGCACCCGCTTACGGTACAGGCTCAACGGCTCGCCATTAAAACGGCTGATATCCCGTTGATAGGCCAGCACATTCAACAACGGCACCGCACAGGTAGCGGCATCCAACTGATTAAGCGGCCAGTTCAGCCAGCTATGCACCCACTCCCACCATGCGCGGCACACCTGCAATAACTTGTTGGCTTCGCCTTTGTCCATCCATGACGGCAGGCGCAGGCTTTTTAAGCGGGTGATGAAATCAGGCATTTTCAATCACCACCGTTAAGCTGTTCAGGCGCGGCACACTAAGCTCACTCACAATGTCAGTCAGTGAGAAACTCAATGACTCAATCAGCGGAAACGTCTTGTGCAGCTCCCGCCCCAGATTGGAAAATGAGAAACGGGAATAGGGCCACGTTTTAAGTACCTTGTAGGTACTGTTCTGGCGAAAGGCGCAGCGGATCAGGTTTTCACAACCGCTTTCCAGCCCGGCCAACTCATCAGCGGTTAAGTTTTGTTTGTTGCTGATATACAGCGTCACGCGCAAATCATGCTGGCTTTCCGGCAGTGGCATACATTGCATATCATCACCATGCCCGTGGTGGCCCTGATTGGTGATGTGGTCATTAACCGCATCAATAAACGGCTGGGATATCTCGCCGCTGTCTAACAGCAAATAGGCGTTGGCGGTACCCGGCCCCCGTGGCGCATCGTGCAGAAAATAAATCCGGTCAATGGATAACCCCACCACCCCGGCTATCATGCTGCGGTACACGGCATCGGTGTGATAGTTGCCCACCAAGTTAAATTGGTTGCGGCACCTGTCCCGAAAATCATCATCTGACTCTTTATCAGCACCCGGCACGGTTAACCAATCGCCCTCGCTTTGTGCCCGTTCTATGCCCGGCACCGCCTGCGGCAAGATACGGTAGTAACCGGGGGCCAGATTAAACGCCCCGCCCACCTCAGCCGCGTTTACCGCGACCAGCCCACTGGCGCTACCGGCAGCAATGGCGGTTTCACTGCTTACCACCACGCTGTAAATTTTGCCGTTAATGCGTTCGGTCTGAACCATCGTTCCCACCGGGATAACTACATCTTGTTGAATATCAGCTTTATAGAAGCGGATCATGCCCTGCGCAGCGGTGGCCGGTTTACGGCTGGCATTGACGCCCCAGCCAAACACATCCAAAAAAGTGCCGCTGGCAGTGGCCAGATACATATTGGCCAGCACGGTATTGATTAACACTTCGTTGAGCCATAGCACCGGGCGAGTGACAATGGTTTTTATCAGCCGCCAGAACGGCGACATATCGGAGGTATTGGTAATTAACCCCTCCTCTTCTACCAACTCGTCAAACTTTTGCCGAATGTCTGTTTCCGTGGTCGGCATCCCGCTATCTTGTAATACCTGCTCATAATCTATTTCAGGTTTATTACTCATAATCCGCACTTACCGTAATCGGGCCGAAATCGTAGGTATCAGCCGTTACCCATAGCCGTGTGGCCGTTTCTTCATTCACCACTACCGTGCCGGGAATAATGCGTTCATCATCTTCAATTAAAATAATCAACTGGGTGATCACATCGGCGCGTAATGTCGGACTACGTTCAGCAATTAAGTGAGTGGTTAAGCCACTTTCAATAATGGCGTGAATACAGTCTTGGCCAATGCTAATACGGTTATTACATAGCGTCGGCTCATTACCGGTATTTAATACAAAGTCACCGTCTTTTATCAGCAGGTCGATATACATTAACTCCGTCATTAATTTAATTCCTGCCATTCCATTAAATCACCCGGCGTCATGCCACCCTGCATATTAATATGGACATTCTCAATGCGTTTGCTGTTATCACTCACGGTTTTAGAATTATTACTGATTTCTTTATTAATCCCGCCTTTATCAATATTGCGCATCTGGCCACCGGTTAATAAGCCATTAGCAGAATTGATTGGGCTACTTTGCGGGGCGGCAATACTTTGCGCCTCAATGCTGACACCGGGAATAATATTCAGCTTATCGATAATCCAATTATAGGTTTCGGCAAAGGTACTTTTCAGCCAGTCCCATAAGCCACTAAACACATTACCGATACTGTCAGCCATGGCACTGAACCCGGCCAGTGGTGATAAACCGGTGATAGCCGCTACCAACCATTGCCAGCCGGATACAATCTTTTGCCATACGCCGCTAAATACGTCCCCGACAGCAGTGACCACCTCGGATAGCCACTGGAAAGCAGCGGTATCAGCAATAGCCGCTTTAATCTCATCCCAATACTTAATCAGGTAATAGATACCCGCCGCCAGTGCCGCGATGGCCACAATCACCAATAACACCGGCCATGTCAGGAAACTAAAGGAGATCCCCGCTGAAATGGCCGCGATACGTAGCGCCAGCAAGACACCGCGCATAATGCGCATGGTAGCGTTAGCGGCAATAATCGCTTTGTTATACAGCCAGATGGCCGCAGTGTGGATTTGGGTTACCGCACACAATGCACCCCACAGCAGTTTTAATCCCATCCAGATAAACATGCTGATCCCCATCACCATATTGGCAATGGCACCGGCGGCGGCAAAACTCAACAGCGCCAGCATGGCATAGCCGATCAACCGGGCGATATTGGGGAATAACTGCATCCAGCGGGCGAATTTCTCCCCGATAGCCGACACCCGGTTCATAATGGGATACAGCACCGGTAACAGGGTTAAGCCCAAAATCACCCGCATCCCTGTCCAGATAGCCATCAGCCGTTCCCATGGGTCGGCCATTTTCTTGGCCATCTCACCGGCCCGTTTCATGCCGTCATTACTGCCCAACTCACCAATATTACGTTTCAGTAAATCGACATTGCCGTAAAGCTGTTTAATGACATTGGCCCCGTCACCAAAGGCTTTATCCAGCTCAGCCTGCGCCTTTAAATTACCCTCGATGGTTTTCCCGTAGCGCCCCTGTAATTTCTCCAGCATTTGCGGCATGGTCAGCATCTGGCCAGAAGCATCCACAAAACTGAGTCCCAGCGTTTTAGCCCCGGCAGCGGCCCCTTTCATGTAAGTTTCATAGCTGCCGCTGGCCTCAGTTCCCAAGGTTTTTTGCAACTGGCCCAACACGGCAAATTGTTCATCCATGCCGACGCCGTAGTTAGCGCCAACCCCTTTGGAACCCTGCATCAAGTCAGCCATGGTCTGCATATTGACGCCAAATGCCTGCGCCATATACGCCGTTTTACCGGCCACCTCTTCGGCAAATTTCACTTTGCCAATACGGTCTGCGTAACCGTCAAACTGGTTATACATTTGCCCCATGTAGGCGGCGGCTTCGCTGCCGGTGGTTTTCATCCCTGCGGCCAGCACATTGGTAGCCAGGGTAAAACGGGGCAAATCACGGTCAGACAGCGTACCAATAGCACTGCGCACATCGGCACTGGAGCGCACCACATCCACCGCGCTGCGCCCATACTGCATACTGAATTTCAGTGCATCGGTGCTCATCTTTTGCAAGGCGCTGTCACTCACTCCCTTGGCGCTGGCTTCATTAAGCGCCCCGGCAAAATCCGCTGCTGGCCCCAGTGCGCCCTTAATCCCCTGCACCACACCAAACAGGGCCGCACCACCCACCGCAATTTTACCGAAAGCCGCTTGCGAGTGATCCGCGAACCCTTTAACGGAGGATTGCACCTGCTTTAACGGGCGCGTGATTTTATCAATCATGCTTAGGGTAAAATCGAGGTGTTTCATTAGTCGCCTTTAAATGCCAAGCCAATCCCATTGGCAATAGAAATACGGGTGTTATCCCAATAACGGTTATCCAACCAAACGGCACGGGCTAAACTTTCTATATCGTCATTTTCATGTGGCAGATAATGACGGCGCAGAATAAGAAATTGTTCAATTGAATTACTTTCAATGGCCCGTAACCGTTGGGTTAGTTTTTTACTTCAATTTCCAATTTCGGCGCATAGACTTGGTTCACTTGGTCAACCAATTGCAAAGCCGCACCCGGTGTTTTTAAAATTTCGTCTAATGCTTCTTTGGTTTCTTTACTGATAATACGGCGCAGATATTTAAATGCCGGGGCAATTTTATTATCCATTGCCATATCATTAATTAAACCGTTATAAGCGGTGGTGTTTGGTTCAAAAATAAGTTCAATGCTACCCACTGCTAATACAATTTTATGTTTATCGGCCATGTTATTTATTTCCTTGTCGTAAAGTTATTTCATTAATGAGTTGGTTGTGTCGCGCCGCGCATAAGGTATAAATACTGCGATAGGCGCGTAAGGCATTATCAAAATCATTACCGGTCGTACCGGTTAATCGGGGTAATAGGGTGCTGCATTTAGTCAGCTGATTTTCCTGATAAGGTACGTTCGGCGGCATCACTACTTTCGTTGAACAACCGGACATATTCATCAGTAGCACACACGTTAGTAAACACCGGCTTAATAATTTCCGTGTGAATAACCGGCTGGTATTTATCCCCCTGCTGGCGCAACGCTTCCAGCTTATCTTCCAGTTGCCGGGCTGAATCACTGGCTATGCCCTCCGAAATTGTCCTGCCCTGTTCTGCCGCTGTGTTGGCTGCGCGGGTAATACTCAGTTCAAGGCGGTCATGCTGCAAATCATTGAGATACCACCCGGCGACAAATGCCGCTGCAATCAGCGCCAATATCTTGGCCATCAGCGAACCCCGTTATGCTCAAGGCTGAAATGGTTGCCATCGGGATTGGATTTGAAGCGCCCGCCCCATGTCCCGCCCAACGATTCCCAATACTCGCCCAAAGGTAAAAACGCCTCACTTTTGGTCTGATACACCCCATTAATAAACAGATTAAAATCCACTGCCAGCCGCGAGGTATGCAGACTGTTACTGATACCGGTTCCCGCTTTGGCATTCAGTTTGGCCTGCTCCGGGGTGCGGTAGGCCTCGCCAAAGGTCAGACGGTAGCCCCGTTCCCCGGCCCAGCTAATTAACTGCGCAATCAGTTGGGTAAATAACTGCTGTTTTTCACTTAACGTCATGGTTTCTTTCCCTTTAACACACTGCTGCCTCGGCGGCGTAACCACACTTCAACCGCCTGATAACCGGCGATCCCCAGCGCCGCCCCCAATCCGTTGATGGCCAGCGGGGACAAGCCCGGCACCCATACCAGTGCCGCCGCTGCCGCCATTGAGGTACCCGAACCCAAAATAACGCGACCAATAAACAGCCGGGCAGTGATCGGCTCATCGCTGGCCAGAATCTTGCCTAAAGCCAGTAAGGCACCGATAACCCCCAGTGAAATAATGGCTTTTTCATGTTCCTGCATCCTTGCCCCCTAGCCGATCAGATTGCGCGTGGCGTCTTCTTCCAGATACGGAATGCCGTTAATGCGCACAAAATCCGGGCTGGTAATGAAATACTTAATTTTGTGGGTCAGTACCGCACCGCCTTTCGGATCAACATCCAGCGCGGAATCAAACTTCAATTTCACGCCGAACACTTCCACTTTTAGCTCTTCATCCCCGGCCTTGGCGTAAAACAGGATGTCAAACGCCGGGATACCGCGCCACGAACCGGCGCGCGAGGCTTTGGCAGTCAACTGTTGCAGCACTTTGGTACTGACTTCAATGTCACCCTCGCCGCCAACATCGCCTTTTACGTCCCCATCCGGCACACCGTTGGTTTGTGCCGGGCCGCTGTTATCGGTAATGGTCAGCCCGATTTTTTCCACATGGATCAGGTCACCGTCCATATTCACATCAACCGACTGACCAGAAATACGGGTACTCATTGGCTATTCTCCAGTGTGGTATCCAGCATCAGACTCACCGTGATACCTTTCGGGCATTCATACGGGCGAACCACAATATAAATCTCCACTTTGGTGGCGGTGCGCCACGTAATCACCACATCACCCTCTTTCGGTGGCTTTACCTCACCGGGGAAAGTGATCCCGTTAATCTGTGTACTGCGGGCCATTTCGCGCAACACCTTAGAAAAATAGGTTTTGTGCGCGGCAATGCTGCCGGGGGTGCTGTTCAGTGAACGGTCTGCAATCTTGGCAATCGCCTGCAAGCGAATACGGCGGGCCGCTTTATCGACAATGCGCAGGTATTCAATCACCTGATAATCCCCGCCCTCCACATCCAGCGTGCGGCCATCGGCCCAGTACATGCCGTCATAGTCCGGGTACCACATCGGGACGCTGTAGCGCAGGGTTTCCAGCGCCTGCAAGGTGGCCAAATCCAGCGCCACACCTTTGCCATCCACTGGCTGCACATCACTGCCCATTTCCAGTAGCGGGCCGGTGGCGACACGGGCCGGACTGTCTGCAATGGTCACCGCGCGGTTACACAAACGCCCCGCCAACACGCCCGGCTCATTGCCCCACAACCGTGGCACCAGTTGCACTGAGGACGCCGCAACGCCCTGCTGTAATGCTGCCAGACGTGCCAAATACTCTGGCCAGCCCTCTTCGGCCTGCGGGCCATCAACGGCCAGCACAAACCACACCCAGCGGCCAAACTTGGCCAGCAATTCAGCCCGCAGACTGGCGGCGGCGGTAAGCGTGGCTTTATCGGTGGGCAACACCACCACCACGCCCTCAACACCGGCCACCTGTTGGGCTGCTCTGACCGCTGCCACCCACGCCAGTGGATCAAGCTGTTCATCTTTGGCCGGTTCTGCCAGCACATGCACAAAGCCGTTCCAGTTCTGACCTGCATTGAGCATCGCCGCATTGGCGCAGCTTTTTACCGTGCTGGCATCCGGCCCCAGCAACACATCAAAATCCGTCTGCGTGTTCACCGCCAGCGTTTTCCCGGCGTTTACCTTGCCGGTACCGATGTACAGCACGGCCCGTTCAATCTCTTTGGTTTCGCCCTGTAACTGGTTTTTTTGGTCAATATTGACTTGTGGCCAACTCATCGTTACCCCTTCATATCCTGTGCTTTGACGTCCCAGCCAAACCCGATGGCCTGTAACTGACGCGCTAAGGCTTTATTAAAATCGTCGTCGCTCATGCCCAAGAACTCACGCGCCGGGACATCCACTGTCCACGCTGATTTAGCCGCCTTGCCACTCAGTTTTTTAATTAGCAAACCCGCTTGGGCGAAACGCATGTTTTCGATAATTTCTTTGTAAGGCGGCTTACGCCAGCGCTTACCCTGTTTTACCCGGTAACCCAAGGCCCGCAGTTTTTTGGCCTGTTTGACCGTGGCTGGCCGCTCCGGGGGTACCGATTTAGCCACTGCACCGCGGTTAATGGTCACATGCATCCCGTTTTGCTGGCCGTACCCCACCACGCCCGCCGGTACCGGTTTTTCTCCGTTGCGGTAGCCCCCGCCCTGCAAATACAGCCTGACCGCGCTAATCTCTGGCATTTCACGGATATGCAGCAATTTCGGCATGTTGCGCAGCATCTTGCCGCGCTGGTTGGTCTGCCGTCCCTGCCACGGGGTGCCATCCGGTGATTGCTGATTACGCACATTGCGCTTGGCGGCGACAATCACCCCGTACTTGGCCAGCCGCCATAACAGCCGCTGGCGTTTTTGTGGCGGTAACTCCAGCCGTTTAAGTGCCTGTTGCAGCTCGGTTAACTGTTTTTTACTCAGCTCACCGTTGATAATCATCAGCTTTCGCCCAGTGGTGCGCCGCTGGTATCAGCGCCAAATACTGCGCCCTCCGTGGCCAGCCATAACTGCGGATCGGTCAACCGCCACTTATCCCCCATAAAGGGGATATCCCCGGCCTTATCTTTGGCAATACTCAGTGATTCCGTGAGTCCCATCGACACCACCACCGTGGCGGTTTTATCGTCGATCACATCGATATCAATACTCGGTAATTCCGGCTCCGGGCCGTAATCGGGGCCATTCTCAATCATCCACACCAGCAACAAGGCGCACAGGTTGCGCGGGTCATAGTCGCGATATGGAAAGCGGCCCCAACTCAGCACCGCATCAAACTGCATTAACGCCAGTTGATACTGATCCAGCCCTAAATCCCGCTGCGCCGGAATAAAGCGCAACTCGTCCATGTCGCTGTTAAATTCCAGCTTGCGCAGCCGTTGCGGTAAATTGCCCTGCACAAAGGCGGTTAATGACTGTAATTTGCTCATATCTGCCTCACGGTGCAGCGGCCCACACCTTTCATATTGCGCAGTACCGTGCTGGCCTCTGCCAGCAAGCGGCTGCGGGTTTCGGGGTTTTCCTGCCCGGCATTGGGTACCCGGCTAAACTGCGTCGAATACTCCCCCAGTAAATCAGCTTTGGCGCGGGCAAAAACGGCCTTTTTATACTGACTAATCAGCGCTGTTTGCCCGTTCATCGCCACGCCCGGTACCGCTGCGGCCTGTTGATATCCCTTGGCCACATAACCCACCGCTAACTGGCGCAGGTCTAAATTCACTTCGGCCACACTGGCCAGCAACGCATCGGCTTGCGTATCGGCATCAATATCAGCCGGAATACTGCGGTTACGCTGAAACTCGCTTAAATTGAGGTCTGGCCAAAATCCGTCATTGGTCAGCTCAACATCCTGATAATCAATTTCTTTTCCGTTAAACATACAGCTCCCGAAAAAAGCGGGCAGACCGGTTTCCACGGCCTGCGAACGAATGTTGCAGCCTCCACCGCGCCCGCTTTGGCTCTCGGTAGTCGTTATTATTCTTTGTCTAGCATCCGTAATCGGGCGGCAATCCGTTGCCGATGGGTTTTAACGCCACACCCCGGATGGAAGATGTTAGCCTGTGCCAGTAGCGCATCAGCCTGTTGCAACGTGGCCACATCCTCTATGGCACTGGGCAACGGCTCCCCTTTGTCATTACGCAACAGCATCAGCCCGGCAAACTTGAACCACTTGGCACTGGCCTGCTCCGGGATACGCCAGTTATCCCGCACGTTGTCGAATACTCGCGAGAAATACGGCTCAATGCTCTGGCCCGCGTCCATGCTGGCCTCAGACCACGCCAGCATGCTATCGGCCACAAAGTGGGAAATACTGCGCCGCTTACCAAAAGGCGTTATCTGCCGCTGCTCTATTGCTACGTCTGCCCAATCCAGCGCCTGATCAAAGTCCCCGACATCAAACAGCCATGCAATGCAGTAAGTGAATACCGGATTGCTGTAGACCTCATCTGCCGCCAAATACGCGTCAACACTGGGTAACCAGCGGGGCAGCAGTTCCCAGCGTTTCAACTGCACTTTTTCAGCTAGAGTCAGCCCGTGCAGCCGTTGGGCATCTTTCTCGATAGCCATCTTTTGCAGGTGCATACTGGCCACACCGGCCAGTGCCTCATGATTATCTAGCTTACGTTCAGCCTGAATTCTGGCCGTGTGCCGCTGTGCAGGTGATAACGCCATGATTACCCCTTATTCCCCAGCTTTCGGGTCTGCCGGTTCTGGCACCTTGCCGATAGTGACCGCTGATTCGTCATAAGAGGCGTACAGCTCTGGCTCTTCAACGGCGTAGCCCTCGTTACGCAGGTACTTGTTTTCGTACTGCTTACGGTCATCAACAAATTCCGCTTTACGCTGGCGGGTGTTACGTTGGGTATAGATATGCAGGTTAGATAACGGCGTTACTATCATGCGTTTACCCGGCATAAAGGGCGGGATAATACCCGGACGGCCTGCAATGGTGCTGGACAGCATTTGCGCCGCTATTTTTTCAGTCGGGCGATCGGCTTTGTTGTATAAACGGTATTGCTCTGCCGCCACCAAATCAGCCCCCACCAGTACCACCAAACGCGGATCACTGCGGTGCTGTGCCGGAATTTTGCTGTTAATCAAATCAGCTGCCATCGCGTCCAAAGAGATAAAATCGCCGCCCTCGCCCAGCGTGATTGCATCATCAATAACCTGAATCCCGTCTTTGTACTCTTTCATGCGCTGTTGCCAGCCGATATTGACATCTTCACCGCTGGGATTAGCTTCGGGGTTAGTGGTTTTGGCCACAGACGTGCCGTTAAAGCCGATACGCAGCATATCCAGTGCAAACGAGTTGTTGGTAAAGGTCTGCATTAACTGGAAAAATTCGTTTTCACCGCCCGCATTTGCCCAAATGGACAGCAAATCCCACGGCAAGGCTGCGCCGGAATCGGTTTCAACCAGTTCATATTTGTTACCGTCGACACCGGTTTTACGGATGAAGCGGCCCCCCTCTTTACGCCCGGTAAAGATGCCGGAATTGCCCACTGAAACCACTTGGCCAGACAGTTGGTCAACATCGGCGCAGGTGATCATGGACAGGAATTCGACCGACTCCAGCAATGCGGCCCGCAGTGCAGTTTCTTTCGGGTCAGTCAGCGAAAAATAACGCCCTACATCACTGACTCCGTATTCTGATGCCAGACCGGCGCTATATAGGTCTAATAGCGCTCGCGCCCGTGGATTTAAATTCATAGATTTTCTCTGTTATATAAAAGATGAAATTAATAATTAACAGCCAATACGTTGGCTATTAAGCCTTACAGGAATTTAAACGGCTTTTTCCCATCACCTTTAGAAAACTTATTCGGCAATTTAGTGACTTTATTTTCCAGTTTGCCAAAGTTCTTAATAATGCCCGGCAAGTTATCGCGCAGGGTGGCAAATTCTTCGGTATCCACTACTTCTTTTACCGTTTCAACATCGGCCACCACTTCTTCTACAGCGGTATCGGTTTCTTCGGTTTTTGTTTCAAGTGCATCAACACGGGCTTCCAAAAGTGCTAACGCTTCGGCTAACACCTGCATTTTATTATCTTCGTCTGGAATGACTTCCGATGTATCTTCAGCAAAGTTTTTGATGCCAAAAATACTTTTCCATGATTTATTTGCTGCTTTATTAACTGCCATTATTTTTCCCTTACCCATTTTCTTTACTTCGCTAAATACCAGTGGCTCCAGCGCCCCAAATAATTTATGACCTCGCTCGCTACTAAAGCGCAGCCGATCAGTGCCGACACTCGCCGGGGTATTGGTGACGCCCAGCCCCTCTAGGTAACACTTACCCGTTCCCCTGAAATTACGGCTAGGGGTCAGTTCAACCGAACAAAATAACAATTGGCCATCCCGATTGGCCTGTAACAGATGAGTGGAGGGGCACAAGCGGGCAAACAGCACCATAACGCCTTCCACGTCTTCCGCTTTTAGCGCCAAGACTTCGCCAAGGTTATAACCCCAGTTCTCATGCTCAGGCCAAATCAAGGCGGCATACAGTTCAGGGTCATAAGTTTCAGCGCAATCAATTAGCCACTGGCGTTCCATATGGCGTCCGTCTACGGTTTCACCCTCAGACGCAATACGGATCCAGTTAGTCATGAGTTGAGAGCCGGACATAAAATACAATCTCGTTATTAGTGGTTTTAATTCAGTGATTGCAGTATTGCGGATTATTTTAATCGGCGCACTCACCCTATTTCGGCTCAATTCGGATATAACCCTTTAACCGAATACAACCGATTTATTAATAACGTCTATCCGAAATAAACCCCGCATAATTACATTCATGGCTAAACACTCACAAACTATTATCGGTGTGGCGCGTTCACTTTATTTACATCGGTGGACACCGAAAGAAATCGCCAATGAATTAAATCTGCCTAATGCGCGGATTATTTACTATTGGGCACAAAAATGGCATTGGGCTGATATGCTCAGTCATGAAAGTATTGAGGAGGCAATCAACCGCCGTATATTGGTGCTGGCCAATCGCGATAATAAAAATGAGCTGGAATTAAAAGAAATAGACAGCTTAATCGCCCAGCACTGCAAATTAATGGCGCAGAAGAGTAAACACGCGGAAAAGCTAGCGGCGATTAAAGCGCAGACACAAGGCAGTTATGCCAGCGGTGAAGAAGCTGCTGCGCGGGATGAGAATGGCGGCGGGAAACGTAAATACCGCAAAAATGATATTTCAGGCATTCAACAGGAAGAGCTGGAACTGTTTGCCGGGGAAACGCTGTTTTTCTATCAGCAATACCTGCGGGCCAATAAACACCACGCTATCCGCAATATCCTGAAAAGCCGCCAGATTGGGGCAACGTGGTATTTCGCCTTTGAAGCACTGGAAGACGCGATTATCAGCGGCGACCCACAAATATTCCTGTCTGCCTCCCGTGCGCAAGCCGAAGTATTCCGCTCGTATATCGTTAATATCGCGCAGCAGTTCTTTGGGGTAACACTGACCGGTAACCCAATACGCCTCAGTAACGGCGCAGAGTTGCGTTTCCTGTCTACCAACAAGAACACCGCACAATCCTACAGCGGCCACCTGTATTGCGATGAATATTTGTGGGTACCGAATTTTGCCAAATTAAATGAAGTGGCCAGTGCCATGGCCACCCATGATAAATGGCGTACCACCTATTTCTCCACACCCAGCGCCAAGACCCATCAGGGCTATCCGTTCTGGACGGGGGATGAGTGGAAGCAAGGCGACAAACAGCGCAGCAAAATCACCTTCCCGGAATTCGACGAGTACCGCGACGGCGGGCGACTCTGCCCCGATGGCCAGTGGCGCTATGTCATTACGTTAGAGGATGCGATAGACGGCGGTTTCAATCTGGCCAATATCGAACGCCTGCGCAATAAGTACAACCGCGACACCTTTAACATGCTCTATATGTGTGTGTTTGTGGACAGCGGCGACAGCGTATTTAAATTCCATATGCTGGAAAAATGCGGCGTCGATATTGAGATGTGGCAAGACCATGATTTCAGTGCGCCACGACCATTCGGTAACCGCGAGGTGTGGGGCGGCTTTGACCCGGCCCGCAGCGGTGACACCTCAACCTTTGTCATTATTGCCCCGCCGGAGTTTGAGGGTGAACGCTTTCGGGTACTGGCCACGTTCTACTGGCAGGGGCTGAACTTCAACTATCAGGCCAACCAGATAAAAGAACTGTTTCGGCGCTACAACATGACCTATATCGGCGTGGATATTACCGGTATCGGCAACGGCGTATTTGAGCTGGTACAGAACTTTGCCATGCGCCAAGCGGTGGCCATCCACTACGGGCTGGAAAGTAAGAACCGGCTGGTAATGAAAATGGTGGATGTTATCGAAAGCCAGCGCCTTGAATGGGACGCCGAAGCCAAAGAGATCCCGGCGTCATTTCTAGCCATTCGTCGCACCAGTACCGCCAAGGGCGGCGGCATGACCTTTGTTGCAGACCGTACCAAAGAAACCGGCCACGCCGATGTGTTTTGGGCCATATCCCACGCAATAGATAACGAACCGCTCAACTTTGAGCATAAACGTAAATCCACATGGAAGACGAGCAAAGCCGCATGAAGAAGAAAAAACAGGAGCGCCGCGCCCCAGTGCCCCATACCGACAGCAAAATGAGCATTATCAGTTTGGGTAAGCCCGAACCGGTGTTAACCACCGGCACCGATTATCAGGACATCTGGTATGACAGTGATTTTGACCACTATAGCCAACCCATTGACCGGCTAGCCCTTGCCCAACTGGTTAATCTCAATGGCCAGCACGGCGGCGTTCTCTATGCCCGGCGCAATATGGTGGCGGCGGATTACGTCGGTGGCGGTCTGACCCATGAGGAACTAAAAGCCGGGGTGTTCGATTATCTGACCTTTGGTGATGTGGCCATCGCCAAAGTGCGTAACGGCTGGGGTGAAGTGGTAGCACTGGCTCCGCTGCCCTCGCTTTATTTGCGAGTGCGTAAAGATGACAGCATTGTGATTTTGCAGAAAGGGGAACCGCTGGTTTATAGCCAGGAGGATGTGGTTTACCTCAAACAGTATGACCCGCAACAGCAGGTGTATGGCCTGCCGGATTACATCGGTGGAATTCATGCCGCTTTACTCAACTCTGAAGCCACTATTTTTCGCCGCCGTTACTATCACAACGGGGCGCACACCGGCGGGATTATCTACACCAATGACCCGAATCTCAGTACCGAAGTGGAAGACGAGATTATTAAAAGTCTGGAACAAAGCAAGGGGATCGGCAATTTCAGCACCTTGTTTGTGAACATCCCGAAAGGTGACCCGGAGGGGATTAAATTTATCCCGATTGGCGATATCAGCGCCAAAGATGAATTTGCCAATATCAAGAATATCAGTGCGCAGGATATTTTGACCGCTCACCGCTACCCGGCAGGGCTGGCGGGCATTATTCCCAGCAATAGCGCGGGATTGGGTGACCCGGAAAAGGCGCGGGCAACCTACCGCAAAGATGAAGTTATTCCGCTGCAACGCATGATTATGGACGCCATCAACAGCGACCCACAGATCCCGGCGCATTTACACGTTAAATTCGACATTGAAGATACACAATCGGGTGCGTTATGAGCAGAAACACGTTAAAATTCCAGAAGTTCGCCACTTTTGGAGCCAGAAACATGCGAGTGATGAAAGTCTTATGCCCTGAATGCGGTGGCGCGGCCATTATCCGAAAAACCAACCGTAAACATCGGCAGATTTCAGATTTATATTGCGCCTGTAATGATGTGGAATGTGGCCACACTTTTGTAATGAATGTGACCTTTTCACACACCATTAGCCCCAGCGCTAAAACCGGGGATAAACTGATTAAAACCGTTATAGATTCCATGAATCCACAACAACGGCAAATGTTCTTAGATTTACTGCAAAGTTCCGCAGCCTGAAATATCGCCCCCACTAACTGGGGGTATATTCCCCCGCTCCAACATGTTACGCCTTGCATCCTCGGATAACTCAGCAATCCAAATTAGTGCGATTTGCCGATCTCGGCTTACGCAATGATCATCAGCGACCATTCGTGCAATCAGTTCTATACGTTCAAATATCACTGATTCACAAAGTGAATCTGTCACGATGCCCCCTTTACAATCTAGTTTACTGTATGTTTATACAGTATCATATAAAATGAAATATGGGGTACTACTAACCCCATAATTTTTAATAGATATCAGACATACATCAATTCCAGCCCGGCCAGCGTTGGTGTTCTGGCCGTGGGGCCACCTCTTCTAACCGGCCATTCTTTAGCCTTACTGAACGATCACCGTAAAATTGCAAGCTGCTACCCCGTTCCAATATCGCGATTTCCTCTTCATCACCCCAAAAACCTCTAAGACGTAATTCTTGTGATAATCGTTGCCGGGCATCCGGCGTACAGTTATTGACAGAACTCCTAGCGGCGGCGTTGCCGCCAGAAAAAGCCAAACCCCCGGCCTGCGCTGCGCTTTCGGCCAACTTCGGCACAATCTGCCACTTAACCAAACGGGTGCAAACAGCGGAGTCCTCCCCCAGTAACGGCGAATAGATACCCAAAACCCGTTTAACGTCTTCGGCGTAGATGTTGCCCATTTCGGTGATTTCATATGACAGGCGCACGGTCAAACAATCCCGGCTCACCATCGGCCCGCCCTGAAACTCAGTGTAGGCGTACCAGTTGCCCACATCAGCGGCAAAACGCACGTTATCCATATCCTGATCCGGCAGTATTTGCCCGTCTCCGGGCAAGCGGCGTAACTCGCGCCAGACAGTGACCGGCGCACCACCGATTTGCTGAAACTGCCGGATACGCCAACGGCTGGCCCATGCGGTGACTGCTTTGGCCATGTCTCGTGCATTACCGCCCGTCTCGCCGTCTTCTTCTTCGTCGAGCGCGTAACCGTCGATATTCTTTGAGATATATTTCGCGATATAGCCGGTTGCACTGCCCTTGGCCGGATCAATGGGTTCAGCATGGAAACGGGCTTTCAGTGCTTCAGGGCTTTGTAATGTTTCGCTATCTTCTAACCGGGCGTAATAGCAAAGAATGTCACGCACCTGATCAACGTGTTGCGGCAGCATAAACAGCAACACATGCCAGTGTGGGGTGCCATCGTGATGCGGTTCTACCACCCTAAAACCAAAGACATTAATCCCGGCACGGGCAATGGCGGCACGGGCTTTAGCCCATACACTGCATAAGTATTTTTGTGTCTGGCGTGGGCTGGCCCCATTCCAGTTAGTCACAAAGCCGCCACCGTGATAGACCGCATGATATTTAGACGGCGCAGTAATAGTGTAAAACTCCCCCACGCAGCCCATTTCAGTGGCTAAATCTTCAAAACCTCGCATTCTGACCATCAGTTCACATCTCCGTATTGCGGGATTGGCGTTGCTGCCATTAACCATGTCTTCTAACGAAACCCGTTCGCCGTCCTGATTTTCCAGCTCAAACGCTTTGAAAAACTCCCGGTTACGCCGTTTTTGCTCTACCCATTCGGCCATAGTTGAGCGACTAACATAGGCTGACGCTGATTTCTGTACTTGACCCACAGCAATGGCCATATGTTCACGGCGCACATCGCGCAGGCGTTTTAAACGCACCCGCCACCAATCCGGTGCCATCATGCGCAGCAGGCCGGATTCAATTTTTCGCGGGTTGATTGTCTTGCGGCTGGAATTGAATTCCCGCCAGTAGGGCGGTTCAGTTCCCACTTGTTTGCTGAGTTTTACAAGGCAGATATAAGCGCGTTGGGTACGCTTCCAGAGTTCTGTTGGGTCGCTGCTCTGCCCGGTGAAATTGCGTTCGATATAGTCGGTAAAACTCTCAGACATAAAATCAGCCACCCGGTGGGACAGGTTGCGTAATTCATCACGGCCAAACGATGGTAGGCGTTCTAAATCATCGGCAAAAGGCCACGGCAAAAAACCGGGCGCTTTGATAACTGGCTGATACTGGCGATTAACCATCTGTAGACGTGGCAATACATTCTCGCCCACCGTAGTGCGTAAGAATGTATTGGCATGGCGACGGCCTTTTGATTGGTACAGGTTGAAATAACGATCACCAAAATAACGAGCCAGAAATTGGGGCATCCCGCCTAAATACTGGCTGCGCCATTGGTGGTCGGTAGGGTTCTGAACAAAGAGTTCGTCTTCGGTGATGCTGATATCTTGCGGTCGGCGTAGCCCCTCCGGCTCCCGGCTGAACTCACCATTAAAAGGTAAAGACAGGGATAAAATATCCCCGTCCACAAAGTCATTTACTGGGCGCTGGATGGTAGCGGTCATTCGCAAGCCACAGCATCAGCAAAATCAACACCAAGCCAAATAAGTGATTCGGGTATTCTGCCTAGAATTAACTCTTCCGCAGACTTACGGCTATCCGCTTTGCCACCACAACTACGGCGGGCAGTGACCGGGCTTTTAAAGAAGTCGTGATAAAGATCTCGTACCAGATGATTGTCATTGTTGGACGCAACAACATGGAAGCCACGCGCCGACAAACCACGCAGCTTATAAGCCAATAGATGATGCTGGTCATAACCAAATTTTTCACTGTGGTAGGCAGTGAATTCATCCGTGCGCGAATCAGCGGGTAAGTACGGTGGATCACAATAAATACCATCGCCCGGCTGCACCATATCCAGCGTTTCCTCAAAGCTGGCACAGATAAAAGTGGCCCGTTTTGCTTTAACAGCAAACGCGCGGATTTCAGCTTCGGGAAAATATGGCTTCTTGTATTTCCCATAAGGGGTATTGAATTTGCCGGACTGGTTGTAACGACATAGCCCGTTATAACAATGGCGATTCAGGTAAAAGAAAATGACTGCGCGGAACAATGGGCAGGAGTTAATTGATGAATTAAACATCTGTCGAATTGCGTAGTATTGTTCTGCGGTATTAGCAGTAATAAACAATGAACGGGCCATATGAATAAACTCATCCGGCCTTTCTTTTAGCACCTGATACAAGCCAATGAGATCTGGATTAGCATCGGCAATTAAATAAGCCGGGTAATCCGTATTCATCATCACGGAACAAGAACCGGCAAACGGTTCAACCAGCCGAGCGGTAACAGGTAAATGAGGCCGCAGTTTAGCCATTATTCCGGCTTTACTTCCAGCCCATTTAAGCACAGTACGAGTCAGTTCCATGCTGCACCGCCTTGGCTGTTCAGGAACTCCGACTCTTGTCGCAATAACTCAACTATTTCAGTCGCCGTCATTCTATTATTTGCCGCCTCAGCAGCCAGACGATCTAACCGGGATGAGCACTTATCAGCAACAAGGCGCATTCCCTCATGGCGGGCATTATTGAGCATTTCTGTCAGGCTGAATTTGCACGCAGGTGCTTCTTTTAAATCATTACGTTTCACTTTCATGTTGTTTGCTCCGAATTTAGGTAATAAAAATCCCCGGCCACCGATGGGAAGCCGTTGGTATTTATGGTGTTGGGTTAATTAATGCAGTTGTTGGGTAGTGCTGGCTGATGCACAAGAGTGGTTAATTTGCGTCAAGCCGTGGATCTCAATGGTTCTATTCCACCAGTTATTAATCATGCAGGTTAAAGAGCCTAATCCCAGCCAACCGGACATATGATAAATGGCGCGAATAGAGGCCAGCGCTTCGACCTGATCACTATTTGATTCAGCCTCACGGTATGCCCGGCACCAAAATGCGGCATGAGCAGAAAACCATTGGTGTGGGTTGGTCAGATGAATGGTGTCATTAAACATAATTGGCTGTAATTCGACGTTGTTACCCGCCAAACGACATTTACCCAAGAAGAATTGCGCGTAATTATAGGCTACGCCCCAATGGTTAAAGTCGTCTAACAGGCCATTTCTATCTACCGCTATTGCTTTCATCGTGTTCCCTTAATTATCGGTGTAATGCATATTGGCCATCGATTGAGCTGCAATCATTTCCGGGCCGTACGTTTTTACCGGTGCCGGTTGATTGTGCGATTTCCGGCTACTGTTGCTCTCTTTCACAAAATCCAACGTACCTACTTGGCCAAATGTATCGACTAAAGCCCGTAGTCGCTGAATTCCTCGCTGTAACTGGTGTAATTCTTCACGGGAAAAATCATCCCACAGATACCGGCAGTGCTCTGATTTCATCCCTGCGGAGTGGAGTAAAATTCCCCGGTGCTGTGCCGGTAGCTTTTCCCATATCACCCTTGCCCGGCTGTGACTGCCGGTCACTTTGTTGCGGATAATGGCTATCCATTTGCTGTTATTGGCTGACATGCTTACCCCCTTAAACCCATCAAACGGAACCACCACCGGCGGCGTTTGGTTTTAAAGATTGGCTTACGTGATTCCCCTAGAAACACCACTCGGCTGGTACAAGGTTGCCAGCGCTGACCATTTGGTAATTCAATCCAGCCGTGGCCAAAATGGTTTAATTGTTGGCTGGGTGATTGTTGTTTCAGGTAGTTAGCGAATACTTTCATACATAAGTTCCTCAGTTCAGGCCCGGAACTAGCCCGCTGGCGCTGATAAAATCAACCGCTGCGGCCAGTGCTGGCGTGGATTGGAAACGCGCTTCAACCGATACAACAATCAGCGACAGGTCACGAATAGCCTGATTCGCACGGTCAAGAATGGCGTTTCTACGGGATTGCGTCATAGGCCCGGCTGTTACGGTTTCACCGGCAATTGCGCCGATTGCTGCCGTAGCGCTAAGCGCATGGGTGGGTAGATTTCCGGGGGTTAACTCGTTCACTGGAACAGCTGGCAAGCATTGAAGCTGTGCCAGCAAGCCATCCAGCAAGGTTGGATCTTCTGTAATATCAGTTAGTGCCAGTAGTTCAATAACGTTCAGGTAATGCGGCTGATCAGGATTGAGCTTGTTGCGCAATGTTTGCGGATTCATCCCAACACGACCCGCCAACTCACTGAGGTTATGCGCCAAGGCAAACCGGCGCATAGCCACATCAAAGCAAGAATGTTTAGAAACCTGATAATCAAACATGGTTAGCACCACCCTAAAGATTCAGAATGAATTAAGCAGAAAGCGAAATGTTGCATTCAGAAAGAGCCTGCACGATTAGTTTGGCCATATTGATTTCAACTGCGGCTCTTGGCTTATCGCCTTTCGGTTTTATTGGCAACCGGCCATCTGCAACCATATCTCTTGCTGTTTCAATCGAGACGCCATGCAAGCGGCAATACTCAGCAAGGGGCAAATAAGGTGTAGGGATGACGATTGTAATGTTTGGCCTCATGGGGCATGATCTCCGGTTAAGTTAAGCTCACTAATACTCACCAATATTCACTAATAGTTAAGTCTCAATTCGGAGATTACTTAACTATTAGTGAATAGTCAACGTGGAATCATCGAAATGTTAAGTGTGAATTTTGAAACAGGTGGGGGGGGAGTTCTCGACCGGATCATTGAAGCGTATGGTTTCACATCAAAAATTGACTATTGCAATCACCTAAATGTTTCTGCCAGTAGTTTATCTATGCGTTACAAACGCAACATTTTCCCATCAGACTTAGCTATCAGGTGCATAGCTGAGACGGGAGTTAATTTGGAGTGGCTTGTCACTGGGACAGGCAGAAAATTTGATGATGAGCAGTTGGATATTTTCAAGATACGTAAGAAGAAACTTATTGATGGCCAACTTTTTGATGCCAATTACTTAATGTTTGATAAGGCTTTTTTCCTGCCCTCGCAGCCACCGATGAAAGAGCCGCAAGTCATTCTTGATGGTGAAATCCAATACATTGTTGATTGTAAATTTGCCGAAGTGTACGACGGTAAATGGCTGGTCGATATTGAGGGAAAAATCAGCATTCGTGATTTAACTCGCATCCCGATTCGGAGAGTCAGAGTTAGCGGCGTTGGCATGGCGTTTGACTGTGAGCTAGAAGATATAAATGTCTTAGGTCGGATCGTAATGACTTGCTCTTAAAAACAAAAATTTAAAGGACTAAAGCATGATTAATTATAAAACAGCATCTAAAGAACAGCTTAATGATGAGTTCAAACGCCTATCAAAAGTGGTCAGTGATTTGCCTTTCGGTACTAAGAAAGAGTTTTTCCATTTGCCCAATATCTTACATGAGGGTGAAGAACCGTTAGCAGTCGCATCCGGCATGATGGACGGTAATACTTGGCTTATTACTTTGACTAATCAGCGCATAATATTTTTGGATAAGGGCATGATTTTTGGTCTGAAACAGGTTGCTATCAATTTAGCCAATATTGTTTCTGTCGGCGGTAAGACCGGGATTCTTATGGGCAAGATTTCTGTGGGTACTTCTGGCCAAAACTACACCATTTCAAATGTTGCAAAAGGGTGTGTAGTGCCATTCACCAACCTAGTGAACAGTGCAAAAGATGCGCTGACACATCCAACCCCTGAATCTAAAACCGCTAAAGTTCCAACGCAGGAAAACGATATCATTGCTCAATTAGAAAAACTGGCATCACTCAAAGAACGTGGGATTTTGAGCGATGAAGAGTTTATGGTGCAAAAATCTAAAGTCTTAGGTGCGTAATGGCAATATCAAAACTCGCTACGGGGAAATGGCAAGTCCAGTGTTTCCCTAATGGGCGGGAAGGACGACGAATACGAAAACAATTCTCTACTAAAGGGGAAGCGTTAGCGTATGAGCGCCACGTCAAAGATGAAGCCGAACAAAAACCGTGGTTGGGCGAAAAGCAGGACAAGCGAACTGTTTCTGATTTAGTTGATACATGGCATAGAGCACATGGCGTCACATTAGAAGACGGCGATAGAAGAAAAGATGCAATGACCTATGCCTATGAGTCTATGGGTAAACCTTTAGCGACTGAGTTCAATGCAAAGCTGTTTTCTCAGTATAGAGAGAAACGGTTAAGCGGAGAATTGCAGCGTAATACACGGGTAAAAAAAGTTAGTCCACGCACAGTCAATCTTGAACTGGCTTATTTCAGAGCCATGTTTAATGAGTTAATTCGACTGGATGAGTGGAAAGCTGAACACCCTTTAAAAAATGTTCGCCCCTACAGAACAGATGAGAGTGAAATGGCGTTTCTTCGGTTAGAAGAAATTGACACCCTCTTGAAAGAATGCGCTAACAGTAGCGCCAGCGATTTATTGACCGTGGTTAAAATCTGCCTTGCAACTGGGGCCAGATGGTCTGAGGCTGAATCATTATCGCTGTCTCAAATAACCAAAGACCGGATCACATTCATTAAAACTAAAGGCAAGAAAAACAGAACAATCCCGGTTAGCGAAGAATTAATAAAATCCATCCCTAAAAAAGAGTCTGGCGAACCGCTTTTCGTATCCTGCTATTCAGCTTTTAGAACTGCATTAAAACGGGCAAAAATTAACTTACCGGCTGGTCAACTATCCCATGTGCTACGGCATACTTTTGCCAGTCATTTCATGATGGCCGGTGGCAACATTTTGGTACTGCAAAGAATACTGGGACATACCGATATAAAGATGACAATGCGTTACTCACATTTCTCACCAAACCACCTCAGTGAAGCTATAGATTTTAATCCGCTTAATCTGATAGGGATTGGCAGCAAAGTGGCAGCAGAAGAAAGGAACCCTCACTAACATTCACCTATATTCACTATGCAACTTATTGATATCATTGTAACTCATTGATTTTAAAGGCCAATACACTGTACTCATAATCGCTTGGTCACTGGTTCAAGTCCAGTAGGGGCCACCAAATAAAACAAGGAGTTAGATGAGAAATCGTCTGACTCCTTTTTATTTGGTTTGAATACGTGATTACGCTACCCAAGATAGTAATCGCAAAAAGGGGGGTAGTTCTCACCAACACCCCAAACGTCAAAGAAGAAAATAAGATTTAAGGATAAATTTTATATTTCTCGCGTAACTTCAGATAATTATCAAGATCGGGCTGCCAGTTAGACTCCAGATAATTCACGGTCTCATCGACAGTTAATTTCTTCTTATCTGCTTCCTCCATTAATTTAACCAGATTGCGCGTACCTGTTAATTTAGCCAACCAAGTAGGTCGTATTAGAAAATACTCTTCCTGATGTTTCAGATAATTGGCCTCTCTCTGTGGGGAAAGAACCATAGAATAACCCACATCTTTAAATTTAAACCACCATTCAACAAAATAACGTATCGTCGGCTTAATATCGGCTATATTGACGGCAGTAAATTTTTCGCCACACACTTCTTTGCCCGCTTGCGGCCAACCTGTTTTCTGCTGGTTAATATCTACGTGATAGCAGGTGTTAATATAAAACTTTCTGGATGGGAAACCCAACTGCTCAAAGGGATAGTCTGAACCTCGACCCATATTAATACTGGTTGCTTCAAATACTCCCAAAGAAGGGTAAAGCTGAATAGCCAAATCACTGCGTAAATTTGGCGAAGGTCTTACTGGCAATAAATAAGGCGAATTATGTGTGTAATTGCCCATGGCGATAACAGTCAAATCTTCTGGGGGAAACTGGTAAGCTTTGATACCAAATGCCTGCCAATTTGAATCATTGAAATGTGTTAACCACCCCTCATTTATTATCATACGAGCAAACTCCCCAGACGTCAGCCCGTGCACCATAGGGACAGGATGCATACCAATACCTGAAATGTTCTTCTCTTCAAGAATTGGCCCATAAACATGGTTTCCGAGTGGGTTCGGCCGATCAAATACCATAAATTGTTTATGATACTTTTGCAGACTTTCTAACATATGATGCATGGAAATAGTGTAGGTAAAATAACGAACACCAACATCCTGTAAATCATAAATAACGATATCAACATCAGATAGCTGCGCTTCAGTGGGATGTGCCCTCATTCGCCCATCTTTATCTCTTCCATATAAAGAAATAATAGGAAGACCACTCAGTTTATCGATGTGATTATCATCCCCTAATCCGGCATCTGCATTTCCACGGATACCGTGCTCAACAGAGAATAATTTTGTCACTGTAAAATGGAATTTATTCTGCTCAGATAACAATTTGTCGATGGTATGACGTCCTTCCTTGTTAATCGAGCTTTGGTTGACCATTAAGCCAATACGTTTATTTTTAAGTAATGGCCCATAAACATTTTCCTGGTCAACGCCTAAAATAATTTCTTGGGTAACGCTGGCATGGCCAGCAGTTATAATAAATAGCCCATACAGACATAATAATATTCGCAGGAAATATCCCAT